TATTGGCACTACACAAAATACCACCAACGTAACGTCACTGCCTTCTAACTTCTCCACCATTGGCGCGGCCACTGGCATTGGCAAGATTGACCTGGGCGGACCTTTGGACGTGGGCTGGTCACGTTACTTGGACAGGGAGCGGGACGACGCACGGAAGAAAACAGCAATTACAGGTTCGATGTTTGGCGGCAGCGGAGAGCGTACCGACATCACGGCCGACAGCATCCCTGTCACCCAACCTAGTCTGTATCAAACCAGGGGCGTCGGGCAGATTGGACAAGTGGGCCAGGTTGGAGACATTGGCGGCATCAACATCACAGGGCCGGCTTCTCCTATTTTTGGCACGTCGCCCATCAGCCAAGGCGGTGCGGCAACCGATCCAAAGAGCTACTTTGCACTGAGCCAGACAAGCAACCCTGGCATTAACGCAGGGACCACGGCCCTCGGGCCATCCAGCTTGCCAGTGGCTAGCGCGGTCAATACGCTTAACACCATCGGCGCAAATCCTAATCTGTCGCCCACAGTGCTGGGCAGCGCAACCAACGCAGGGTTCTTCACTGACCGCCTGGGCAACAAGATCATTGCACCGGGCTTGAACCCACTCAAACCTCCAGGCTTTGCCAAGGGCGGTGACATAGACTTGCAAGCCTTGTTGGCGCAAAACGCTGAGACCTTGTCAGACGAGAAGCCTGAAGAAGTCATCAACACCAATCCTGTGGGCACAGCGCAAAAATACTTGGCTGACCTCAGTAGCGCAGGCAAGCCCTCGCCTACACGCCAGGCTGTCAAGCGCACGAAGACAACTGCGGGCGGCGGTGCAACGGCTGACAAGGCCATGCAGATGGCGTATGAGGACATCGCCAAGGGTGACCTGGGTGCAATGAAGGACAGGGCACCTGCAGCAAGAAACACGGAGTCTGCGCGTGCGCAGATGGAAGAACTTGCCAGGGTCTACCAGATGAAGATCAGGTCAGCGCAGAACGCGGCTCGCGGCCTGTCTGCTGACACCTTTGGCGCGCCGACCTTGGAGCAGCCAACGCTCACCAAGGGCACACTGACCAAGAAGCGTTTCAAGGACGGTGGTGAAGCAAAAAAAGATGAGGGGTCCCCTGCCCCAGAAGTAACAGGGGTAAACCGCGCGATTGATTTTATTGCACAACGGATGCCGGCAGACTTTTTTCCAACATCGGCCCGCACTTTGTTGGAAACCGTACAGGGCAAGAAAGAGCCTATTACAGAGTCAAATTTTTCCCCTAAGGAACTGAACGTACTGCGTCAGTTAATTGAATCAACTGGCGGACGAGGCAATGTGCAGTACGACGACTACACTAACTTTATGAAACGGCAGCAGCAGGAAAAAGGAACTATACCTGCGTCAATAGCGCCTAATGTTCTTTCTATGCTAGACCCCATTGGCAACGTACAAACTACGCTAGGGCGCTTTACTTATGCGAGCGACGCAGATGGCAACTTAGTCGTGGCTGACAAATATGACTTTAACCCTATACGGTCTATGTCAGGCGCATACGGCGCTTTGCGCAATTACGCAGCTGAAAAGATTCCACCAGGTAAGGGCCGTGATGTTCGGATTAACCTTGGAAAACCTGTCAAACGTGCCGAGGGCAGCCCTTCTGAAGGAGAGTTGTCGCAGGAAGAGATTGACGCAGCGAGTAAGCCTGCGTTTGTAACGCCTAAGTCTGGCAAAGGCCGCAAGGAAGGCGCAATCAGCAAGCAGCTTAAATCTGGCGATGCGTACATCAACATGGCCAAGGGCGTGACAGAGTTGCCCTATGATATTGCAGGCGCACCCATGGACATAGCAATGCTGGTCCGTCAAGGCTTGACAGGGCAAGCACCGGCAGGCCAGGTAGGCACAAGCGACTACATCAAAAGCAAGATGACAGAACTGGGCATTCGCCCGGCACCTCCTAGTGATCCAACGGCCAAGGGTTTCTACACCGCCGGCGAACTCTTGTCCAACTTGACCAACCCTGCAGGCGTGACGCGCTCTGCTGTTAAGGGCGCACAGAAGACAGGCGAGGCAGCCACTGCCGTGGCCAAGGACTTCCAAGAGTACAACCGTCAGCTGGCTGTGCCAGGTGCGTCGTATGCTGTCCGCCCGACGGGCAGCACAGTGATGAGCGGCCGTATTGGTCTGGAGCCAAATGTCAGCGAGATAGACAAGCTGATCTACACCGGCATGGACAACTCCTTTTCAGTCGCAGGTCAAGACGCGGGCCAGCAAAAACTCATTCAAGACTTCTGGGACAAAAAGGCGCGCAACTACTTTACACGGCAATTTGGTACGCCTGATGATCCTATTGCACGAGGCATTGCCAACAAACAAATTAAAGGTACGGCTTTGGAAGAGAAGTTTCCTGAGTACATGTTGGACCAGATTGCCGCAGGCAAAACACGAGTCAAAGAAGGTACACGACCAGAAGGTTTTGTTGGACCTGGTACACCTGAGAGCAGATTCTTTCCTACGTACCCACGGGCCATGGAAGACTTTACAAAACGCTATGACGAGGCTACAAACCTTAAAGGCAATGTAGTCTCACAGGACCCTGCTGCCGCTGATCCAGGCTATAACTTAATGAGTTCAAAAGGTCGTGACATAGCGCGGATGGCAGGGGACCTTGAAGCAGATAAATTGATTGGACAAGGTGTTCGACCCGAGTTGATTAACACAGAGACGGGAACTGTTGCACGTTCTGTTAAAGACACAGACCGCATTTTGAACGACGGAAGCAGTTCAGCAAAAGAGTTGTTCTTAGCATTTGAAGAATCTGCGGCATACAACAAACTGACGCCAGCACAAAAGACAGCGTGGGCCAACGATCAGTTTGGTAAGGGTCGAATTCAATTAGGCGGCATGGATGAAGCAGCTGTTGGCAAAAACCTGTTGGGTGAAAACATTCGTACAGCCATTGAAAAAGGCGAGCCAGTGTATGACTTTAACTACTTGGGCAAGCCATTAAAAGCGGCGTTTAATCCTGCATCAATTAACAAGTACTTGGCCAGTCTTCCCCCTCGTGAGCTTGCTAACGTCCGCTTTGAAGACGCGGTTCGTGGTGGGTTAAAACTGAGTGATAAGACAGCCCAACTTGAGAATGTGGTGGACCGCATTAAGTTGGGCAAGCCTGTGGCAGACGCTGTGTTTTCCAAGGGCGTGAGCGCTCCGCTGTTGCAGTTTGACGAGGGCCCGTTCAAAGGTTTTGCTTGGAAACGTATTGAAAAGCGTGAAGCTACTGTCCCGGAAGGCGCGCATGTCGGCCACTCAGTGGGCGGATATGAGACAGGCAGCGCAGGCTATACGGCAGACAAGCGCGAAGGCTTCAATACCGGCAAGTGGCAGGTATATACTCTACGTGACAACCGTAATAGACCTGTCAACACAATCGAGGTAAAAATGCTGGATGAGTTTACGCCTGTTGTGACGCAAATCAAAGGTAATGGACGTGCTACTGGCAACGCCACCCCTGAGAAATACGACACCGCTGTTTTAAAATTCCTCCAAGATTATCTTAAGCCATCAGCTATTCAAGAAAAAGATGATCTCCTGACGCCTTTGTTGCAGACGTATAAGGCGGGGCTTGAGTCCACTAAAAAAGACCGCGAGCTAAATACTCTTTACCGAGAGCTGGGACTAGAGTAATCTGCCCGCACATAAGGAACATACATGGCAATCGAAAAAGCACTGAACCGGATGCCCACCCTTGAGGTGGTAATAGGCGGCGGCATCCCAGAACCCCAGTCAGACATTGAAATTATCATTGAAGAAGACGGTGGTGCAATCGTTGAGATGGGCGAGAAGGATGCCGAGGAAGTAGATTTTTACAGCAACCTGGCAGCGGTCATTGAGCCGGACGTCTTGGCCCAAATTGGCATCGAAGTGTCGTCTTTGTTTGAAGCAGACAAAGGTTCCCGCTCTGAGTGGGAGTCCATGTACGCCAAGGGCCTGGACCTTTTGGGCTTTCGCATGGAAGAGCGCACCAAGCCTTTCCGTGGCGCGTCGGGCGCGACCCATCCTATGTTGACCGAGGCCATCATTCAGTTCCAGGCACAGGCCTTTAAGGAGCTGATGCCTGCTGGTGGCCCTGTTCGCTCGCAGATCATGGGCAAAGAGACGGTGGAAAAGTTCCAACAAGCCGGCCGTGTGCAGGATTTCATGAACTACCAGATCACTACGGTGATGGAAGAGTACACACCTGAGTTTGACCAGCAGCTTTTCTACACTGGCTACGGTGGTTCGACCTTCAAAAAGGTCTACTACGACTACCAACTGGGCCGCATGGTGTCAAAACTGTGCCTGGCAGACGATGTTTACATCCCGTACAACGGCTCAAGTGTCGTTTCTCAGTGCCCACGCCTGACTCACCGCATTGCAATGGACTCAAACGAGTACCGCAAGCGTGCTTTGGCCGGTGAGTACCTTGATGTGTACCTTGATACCTACGCATCTCCTGCTGATGCAAGCCAAATCCAGGAAGCAATCGACAAAGTCACGGGTATTCAGCCCACAGATGACGTCGGTGAGATATTTTTGCTCGAGCAATTGGTCGATTTGAACCTCCCAGGCTTTGAGGACATGGACGAGGACGACGAAGAGACCGGAATTAAGCGTCCATACGTAGTTACCCTTGCAGAAGACACCTTGAAAGTGGTCGGAATCCGTCGTAACTGGAAAGAAAACGACGAAAAATGCACGCGCCGCAACTATTTTGTGCATTACGTGCTGGTCGAGGGCCCTGGTGCTTACGGCTTGGGCTTTGTTCACCTCATCGGAGGCCTCGGCAAGGCCGCTACAAGCGCTTTGAGGCAGTTAATTGATGCAGGTACGCTCGCTAACCTGCCTGCAGGCTTCAAAGCCCGTGGCGCGCGGATCGCGGACGACTCTACGCCCATCCAGCCGGGTGAATGGCGTG